GAGAACTGGATCCAAGCGCACGTCAAGTCGGAGTTTCCGGACTCGCTCGATGGCAAGGCGGTGTGGGGCGGCAGCTACAGCTTCGCACGCCACGTAGGCACCGACATCCTCATTCCGCACGGCACCAACCCGATCATCATCGGCGTCGATCAGGGCCGCTCACCTGCGGCGGTGGCGATGCAGATGGATCCGAAAGGCAAGCTGCGGGTGCTGCGCACGACGCACGCGCTGGGCGTTGGCATGGATCGGTTTGCGTCCGAATATCTTCGGCCAATGGTTACCAACCACTTCACGGCGCAGCCAATCCTTCTCGTGATCGACCCAGCTGGTTGCGCCAAGTCGCAGGTCAACGACCAGTCCCCCAAGGACGTGCTCGAAGCTGCCGGTTTCAAGGTGATGCCAGCACCCACTAACGATGTGGATCGCCGCATCGCCGCCGTCGATCGGCGGCTGATCTTGAACGAGGGGATCGAGTTCAGCCCCGACTGCCGACTGCTCATTCACAGCGTCGCGTCGGAGTACAAGTACAAGACCAAGAAGGACGGGGAGCTGGAGGATCGGCCGGAGAAAAAGCATCCGTACAGTGACCTCGCTGATGCGTTGCAGTACGGGACGCTAGTGGCGGCGGGTGACGTGAGCGGTCGCGTGCTGAAGTTCATCAATCGTGGGAACAGAGCCCCAGCACCCCCGCCGCCAGTTCGCGGCTGGACTTAATTTCCCTGCGGGATCTTGCGCGTCGTCGTGGTGATCTTCTTGCCCATCTGCGGTGCAGGCGCGGGCTTGGTCACCGTGGTGATGCGCTTCTGCATCTTCGGCTGCGGGCTGCTGCCGCTGCCACCGCCCCGCCCCGGCGCGATCGCGCCGCCGATCTTCGGTGGTGCGTTGCCACCGGACATCGCGTCCACGGCGGCGTCGATGTCGCTGGTCCGGTCCTTCACCCTCTGCATCACGCTGCGAGCGGCCATGTCACTTCTCCTTGGTGGGTGGTTGCCACGCGCGGATCGTAGCACTCAGCCCTCGTCGAGAATAGTCGACAGCGCAAGGTGGTGCGCGAGGTCGAGCGACAGGATCTGATCGTACTTGGACTGGGCACCGATGGTGATCACCGACACCTTGGTGTCATGTCGCATGGTGACCACGTTGACGAACTTGACGTTGCGGCGGCCGTCGCGGATCTCGTCGACGACCTCCTGCAGCTGGCGCGCGATCTCGTCGGCCGTCGACGGCTCGTCGCTCGCGCTCACCAGATCCGGGAACAGCGGCTGCACGCTCATTTCGCGTTCGCCTCGATCGCGTTCTCCGGCAGGCAGGGTGCCTCCTTGACCGTGACCTTCGCAGGATCCGGCATGTGGATCGCGATCAGCGGCCCGCCGATCGTGCCACTGCTGCCGCTCTCTGCAACGGGCATGACGTTCTTGGAGCCGCTGCCACCCTTCGTGATACCAGACAACTCTGTGATCTGCTTGATCGCGTCGAGCTTGTCCCCGTTGACGGCGGTCTTGCTCATTGCGATCTCGGAGAGCGCCATCACGCCCATCTCCGCCATGACCAGTGCCGCCTGTCGCTGCGCCTTGACCGCCGTGCCCGAATACCCCGTGAGTTCTTCCTGCGCCGATCGCACCATCCCGACGAACGCTGGCCACTGTCGCAGTACATCCCACTGGATCTCGCTGAGCCCGAAGTCGGTGGCGAGTTTGCTGGCGTCTTCGAGCCCCAGCACGATGTCGTAGGCGAGCCGGGAGGCGCGCTTGCGCATGAAGTCCATGGCGATGCCAACATCGGACGGAGAAAGCTGCTGGGGAGGCATGGCGGCACCCGCTTGTCAAGTCGTGGTAGCCTACCGCACAAACCGCCGGAGCACCGCCATGGCCGCCGCCGCAAGCCCCCTGCTCCGAGTCGACTTCGGCCCGGCCCCCGCCCCGCCCAGCGCCAATTTCGCGCCACTGGACATCCCACCCGCGCAAGCCGCTGGCCAGCTGCAGCTGATCCTGAGCGGCCTCGCCGGCTACATCCAGACCTGCTTCCGGGGCGCGGCCGACAACCGGCGCAACCTTGGCGTCGACGATCGGATGATGGCGGCGATGCGCGCACTGCGCGGCGAGTACGACGGAGCAACGCTCCGGGACATCAGGCAATTCGGTGGCAGCGAGGTGTACGCGCGCATCACCGCGAGCAAGGTGCGCGCATGCGCCGCCCTGCTCCGCGAGATCTACACCGCCACCGAGCGGCCGTGGGCGCTGAGCCCAACACCCGAGCCCGAGCTGGCCGGGCCGACCCTGCAGGACGCGGTACGCACCGTGCTGGAGGCCGAGGCCGCCGAGCTGATGGCTGCCGGCACCGTCCCCGAAGTCGCCCAGCTCAAGCAGCGCGCAGCGGTCCTGAAGGACGAGCTGCTGCAGATGCGCAAGAAGGCCGCCGACGTTGCGCTGCAGACGCGCACATCCGTGATCGACGACGTGCTCTGGGAAGGTGGATTCTACGAAGCGTTGTGGGCGATGCTCGGCGACATCGCGACCTTTCCGTTCGGCGTGCTCAAAGGCCCGATCGTGCGGATGAAGAACGTGCTGGTCTGGGACAAGGGGATCCCGACCACGCAGAGCAAGCCGGTGCCGGTGTGGGAGCGCTGCAGCCCGTTCGATGTGTACTTCGCGCCGTGGTCGCAGCACCCGCAGGACGGCTACATCGTGCACCGCGAGCGCGTGAGCCGCGCCGCCGTGCAATCGCTGCGCGGCCTGCCCAACTACAGCACCGCCGCGATCGACAACATCCTCGCGAACTGGAACCACAAGAGCGCCGAGTGGTACGACTACAACGAGACCGAGCGCGCGATGCTCGAACAGCGCGAGTCGCAGATCGCGCCGATCTACGGCGGCGACGGCAACGAGCGGCCGATGCCGATGCTGTCGTTCTACGGATCAGTTAGTGGCAAGATGTTGCGTGATTGGGGGATGGACGAGGCGAAGGTGCCCGACGAGAGCAAGGACGTGAACGTCTTTGCCTACCTGATCGGCGGCGAGGTGATCGGCGTCACGATGAACCCGCACCCGACTGGCCGGCTCCCGTTCTACGGCGACTCCTTCGAGCGCGTGCCCGGCAGCTGCTACGGCAACGCGATCCCCGACCTGATCGACGACATCCAGAGCGTGGGCAACGCCGCGCTGCGTGCGATGGTCAACAACCTCGCGATCGCGTCCGGCCCGATGGGCTGGATCAACGAGGACCGGCTCGCCGAGAACGATCCCAACGCCGCGAAGTTGTGGCCGTGGAAGATCTTCCGGTTCACCGACCGCATGACGGCCGGCAGCACCGAGGAGCCGATGAAGTTCTTCCAGCCCACTGCCAACGTGCAGGAGCTGCTGACCGTCTACAACCAGATGCTCACCATGGCCGACGAGATCTCGACGATCCCGCGCTACATGCAGGGCTCTGGCATGGGTGCCGGCGGTGCCGGGCGCACGGCCTCCGGCCTGTCGATGCTGATGGAAGCGTCCAACCGCACCATCAAGCAGACCGTCTCCTCGATCGACCAGAACGTGATCGAGTCGGTGGTCGAAGACCTCAACGTCTACCTCGCGCTCACGCGCCCGGACGTGGTGATGGAAGGCGACATCTCGGTGATCGCGCGCGGCGCGGTCGAGCTGATGCAGCGCGAGACGCTGCGCATGCGCCGGATGGAGTTCTTGCAGATCACCAACAACCCGATCGACCAGCAGCTGGTCGGCGTGGAGGGACGCTTCAAGATCCTCAAGGAAATCGCTCGCGACCTTGGCATGCCGACCGCCGATTCGATGGCGCTCAGCGAGAACCAAGCCGAAGCGATCAGCCAGATGATGATCCAGCAGACCATGGGACAAATGGCTGGCGGTGGCGCACCACCGCAGCCGCAAGGTGCTGGCGGCGGGCCGACCGGCGTTACACCTGCAGCGGGTGGCGGCAAAACGCCAGTCGTTCCCCCCGGCCCTGCGCCGGGTACAGGTGGCGCACCCCCCGGCGGCCCGCCGCCCCCACCGCAGGGCTGATGCGTGAAGCCGAAACCCGACAAGCGTCTCTACGACGGCCTGCACAGGCTGCGTTCCAACTTCGACTTCCAAGGATTCTTGAAGTTCGTGCAAGAAGACTACGAACACCTCAAGGAGTCCTTGGTGTCGTGCGACCCCGCGACAATGCCCTCGATGCAAGGTCGGGCTGCGGCGTTGCGGGACTTGATTGACATGATGACCAAGGAGCCACCCAAGTGAGCCAGATCCCCGCCCGTGTGGCGGCCGAAGCTGCTCAAGCCGATGCGACCCTCGCCGAGCTTGCCGCTGCCGC